GCGGTTGTGGTAGATGAGCTTAATTCAAAGTATCCTTGCTTTTGATTTTTCTTCTAGCTATCTCTTGGAAGTTCCGTTAGGTTAGATCCGTGTTGAGTCAACCATCAACAGAAAGGCTGAAATGAAACAAATCAAACAACGGATCATGGGAGGTCTCGTGATCGTAGTCATGGCGTTGACAATCGCTGGATGTAACAGCGGGTGTCTTGCTGGAAAGGGTCAATACAACCCCTCCACAGGGGTCTACAACACGAATGAGATGGCCGACGTGCTCGTAGTCACCGCGCAGAACACCCGCAAGATCGCGCTGGATGTATTCGACGGACTGATGACGATTGAGGCTCACAACGAAGAGACCCTCAAAGCACTCAGTCCTGGTATCCACAAAGCGGCTGAGGAGGTTCGCAGGAACGGGCCGAAGTGGTTGGATGAGTTGTCGGCGGCCATCGCCGACTACCAAAAGGAAAGGAGTGCCACCAACGGGGATAAGTTGAAGGCGGCGCTGAAACTCGTAGACGATGCTTTGCTATCCGCATCTAAACACCTGGCAGAAGCCACAAGGAAAGCGAAGGTACCATGAAAGAAGCTGAATTACTCGCACTGCTGGAAACGGCCCGTTGGATCCTCCGCAACGCCCCATCGTGGGTGGACACCCTGAGGAAGAACGGAGAACTGACTCCGGAAGGTGAAGCAGCCTACCAAGCACACGAGAAGGAGGTCTTCTCGAAGCCTGAAGCTCAACCTCGAGATCCGTTGTGAACAACTTCTGTCACCGGACTGGACTAATGGTTTTGGTACTCTGGTTTTCACGTTCAGTTTTCCTAGAGTATCGTTTCCCGTTGTCAGTTCCCTCCTGTAGAGGGTAACGGTGACAGAACCTTTTCTTATGGGCCATGTAACAGAAATCATTCGTAGGGAGCTGCCTCATCTGACTCCTATGGTCATTGATGGGGCAATCTCAGTTCTGTGTCCCACCTTAATCTGTTTGAAGGTGGGAGCCCTCGCTCTGGTGAAGGCAGGAGATACCACCTTTGCCAGCTGGTCCATTCTGATCATTTGTGATTGTGGTGTTGCGGCACTCACAGCATTAGGTGGATTTAGGAGCAAAGCATTCAATACATGGAGGGAGGGGAAGCGGGATAGGGATGCAACAGATCTGCTGAGGAAATCTCAGGTAGATCCAGAGGGGCACTTAAAATGAGAATACTATTGCTGGAGGATGCCGACTTTGATGTCGTTCTCACTGGGCGCTTTATGCCTGAGGGGGCTGAATTGGTTGTGGCTAAGAATAAGACGGAATTCAGTGAGGCACTGGATAAGGGACCTTTCGATATTCTTGTCTTGGACTATGCCATTCCAGGTTGGAGTGGGATTGCCGCTGCCGTCGAAGCACGCAAGAAGTGGCCCGAAATCCCTGTCCTGATCTTTTCAGGAACCATCACCGATGATATGATTCCGCCTTTGGAGGCACAGGACATTGATGACGTGATGCTGAAGGATCGTCCTCACCGTCTGCGCTGGGCAATCCGCCGGGCTATTCGTGATCGAGAGAGATTGAGAAACTTGCAGCAATCGCAGAGAGAGGCTCTGGAAGCTCAGAGCATCGCTCTGGAGGCTCAGCGCCAGGCAGCGGTAGGAGAAGTGGCTTCAGGTCTTGCCCATGACATGCGAAACATGCTCACTCCTATCATGGGGATTCTCCACCTTTTTGAGAGATACGTTCCTGAGGCCCAGATGGGACTCCTCAAGGGGGCTCAGCGATCGGCCGATAGGATCGTCGCGATGATTGACAGGATGATGCTTTTCGTGTCCGGGAGGAACGGGCACAAAGAGAATGTTTCAATGCGCCAGGTCGTTTTAGAATTTATTCAATTCCTTCCTGGTATCATCCCCACAGCCACGATCACTTCTAAGGTCACGACAGAAGCGGTGATTGCGATTGACCCAACTGTCATCCGTCAAGTCATTCTGAATTTCTGTATCAACTCAAAGGATGCCGGGGCCACTCATCTTGAGGTGAGAGCTGAAGATGTTGACATCCGAGATTACAAACCTAACGTGGGTGGTTTTTTATACACAGGCAAGTTCGTCAAGATTTCTGTTAGGGATGACGGCAGCGGGGTGCCCCCTGAAGTGATGGGGAAGATGTTTGAGACCTTCTTCAGCACCAAGCCTGTTGGTAAGGGATCAGGTATTGGACTATCGACGGTGAGGACGATCGCCACCAAATATGATGGCTTCGTGGATGTTCAGTCGGACCCTCCGAATGGTTCAACCTTCTCAGCTTTCTTCGCCATCAAATGATTTTGCTTGTCCAGCTTATTTGAAGTGTTAGTCTCCTTTCATGGACAACTGGCCATCATCCTTGCCATTACCGCTGGTGAGTTCACAGACAGAGGTGGCTCCCAGGGCCGGGCAGATGGAAATGGAAAGTGGTAGGGTTCGCCGGCGTCGATTCTTTATTGATCCTTTTCTGGTGACAGACGTCAAGTGGAGTTTCATCAGAGATCAATTTTCCACCTTCAAGTCCTTCTTCGAGGAGACTCTTGAGAATGGATCGAAGACCTTCATCATATCCATTCATGGTGAGAACAAAGTGGTGGCTTTCATGGAAGGTAAGTATTCCCATTCTCATTCAGATGGCGAGGTGTCAGTGGGCGGATCTCTTCAAATCATAACCAACCTGAGCGTATTCTTGGCCTTGTCCGGCAGTCACATCGAACCGATTTTGCTGTCAGGCTCAAGTGATTCAGCTCTCCAATCAGGAGTGACCTATGGCGGGTAAAAACGTTCATGAGATGGATACGGGAGCGCCGGCGCTGGCTACCGATGAGCTCTACGCAACACGATCCCCTTACGAAGTAGGGGATGACGTGAAGCTTTCAATGCAGGACGTCGCCGATTTCGTCAATGAGGCGACCAATGTTCATGGTACCCTTGCTCTTGGGAATGGAGTCAGCAGTGGGTCTGTCACTGGACTTGACCTCGACTATGATCCTATCTCTGTTCTGCTGACGGTTCAGAGTCCAGTGGGCGGGGGTGTCATTGTGGCTTGCTTGGTAGGTGCCCCAACCACAGATGGATTTGATTTTGCCTTGACGGGAATGACGGATTCATCCAACTATGTTCTACACTACCACCTCTATTTAGTATGAAAAAGATTCTATTGATATTCCTTTTCCCGTTATTGGCTTTCGCCGCTGTGACTCCCTTTCTCATCAACAATGGGAAGCTGCAAAGCGATCTGAACATGGGTGGATTCAAAGCCACCAACGCAGCAACACCTACTCTGTCTGGCGACCTTGCCACCAAGGGATACGTCGACAGCACAGCGGGAGGAGTTGGGACGGTGACGAGTGTAGGTATGACTGTTCCTTCTTGGCTGTCCGTATCGCCGAGCTCAATCACCTCAAGTGGTACCTTTGCAGTCACGGCTGCCACCGGGCAGTCGGCGAACCAAGTCCTTGCTACTCCTGATGGTATGACGGGAGCTTCCAGTTTGCGTGCTTTGGTGGCAGCGGATATCCCTTCGCTCGCTGCGTCAAAGATTACCAGCGGCACCCTGGACACAAACCGTTTCCCGGCGCTCGTCAAAGACCTTGGGGCGATCGTCGGATCGGCGGGAGATTTGTTCTACTATGACGGGTCCCATTTGCGGAGGTTCCCGATGGGCTCCGAGGGGTTTGTCCTGGTCGTCTCAAATGGGGTATTGGCGTGGTCAACCAACTTTTCTGATGTATTCATCACGAACCTTTATGCCACCACGATCAACGTCACCACCCAGAACGTCTCAGTGGTCAACGTCAGCAACACGATCAAGGTTAACGGCAAAGCCGCGACCGTTTTCAGCGCCAATGGAACGGAGATGCCCATTGCCAACTTACAGGACTCCAGCACTGCCGTCGTGGGGGTCAGCGGCACAACCAACCTCACCGTTAACCCGACGAACTTGGCGAACGCGCAGATCAGCGCCAGCGCGGCGATAGGCTGGTCAAAGGTCAGCAAGACGGGGAGTAGCTTGGCTGACTTGGACACGCGAAGCGCCGGCGATCTATCCAGCGGCACACTCGCTGCCGCGAGATTTGGAACGATTCAGACCACGGCAGACGGCGGCAGTCACTCGCTCAAGACCAAGAACTACCTCGTCTTTCCCTCGCCTCATTCAGTCGAGGGCACGGGAGCTGTCTTCAATACGACCAACACGGCTGCCACTTTCGGTCAGGTCATATTCGCGTCGGCTGGAGCCACCACAACCAACTATTGCGAGTATCGCCTGACGGTACCTGAGGATATAGATACGGGAGTTAACCTTAAGGTGGAACGGTTCAAGTTTCGCCTTGGCGCAGCGGACACGGCGGCGCACTCCTACGTCCTCACGATGAAAAGCGATGCGGACAGCAACCCCTACGACTCGCCGTCATTGAGCACTTCGGTCACACTCTCGTTTGCCGGTGACGCTTCGGGCGCATCAGGCGACGTGGAAACTATCAGCAACGTTGTCCTCACGAACTGGAACAGCAACGTCACGGCTGGCCAGATGTGGACGATCAGGTTGGCCAGGGATGGGTCTGATGCCAGCACAGCCGTCAGCTTTTCAGGACCCCTCGTCATCAGTTATGGGAGCACACAATGAAGAATCCATTCGTCAAGTTCTTTGCGGTTTGCACTCTGGCCAGCACAATCATCGTCAGTGTGCCGGAGACTTGGTTGCCGCAAAGGATCGGAACGGTTCAGGCGTCAACGACAATCGTGCCTGGACCACGCATGAAGCTAGGTGGCTCAGCGGCGTCTGATCCAATTGGATACCCAAACACGATCTCAGGACTGGTGTATATCTGGACAGCAGATTCGATCACAACCCTGAACGACGGTGACCCAGTCTCTACTTGGGTCGATCTGAAGTCTGGAAACGTCGCCACAGCATCAGGTACAGCGAGGCCGACCTGGAGAACCAACGCAGCAGGGGCAAAACCCGCTTTGGTTTTTGATGGGACTACGGACACGCTCAGCATCAGCAACACGATCACGCTCAGTATAACCAGCGGTTTCACGGTGATTGGGCTCTGGTCCTACAACGGCGGTTCAGGCACGAAATATCTAATTAGTAAAACAGGGGCGGGTGCTGGAGGAATCAGGATTGACACTCCAGGGGCCCAGTGGTTCGAGTATGACGGGACAGCCTTCCCATCGTCGAACCCGAACAGTTTCTCTGGCACAAATGCTGGCGTCGGATTCTTTCGTTACTCGTCGGGGAACAAGGCCCAATTTCGGCAGAATATCTCGGATATTGGGAACCCGGCCACGGCGTTGGTGGCCGACATTGGTATCAACGTGATCGGCTCCTTTGGTGGGACGACACAATTCTTCCTGGGCAACTTGGAGTCGCTCCTGATTTACTCGCGCGAGCTGACTGCCACGGAGTGCGGCAATCTTTACACGAACTGGCACAAGGTCCGGGTGACGACGCTACCATGAACGACAAGCAACCTGATTGGGATTGGACGACTGTAGCCATTGGCATATTGGTCATTGCAGTGGTGATGACGGTCGTGGTTGCAGCCGCAATAAAGTTTGCCGAGTGGCTTGGCTTGGGAAACCTGGCAACATAACCTATGAAAAATGATCCCTGGGTTTTATGAATTCCGACCATTCGACGGCTCCTCACCACTCAACGCCAATGTCATCAACAATCAGAGAATCCGATGGCGCGTTCAGTTCTTCGACCAGCAAACCGGCCAGCGGATCAGGCTTCGAGAACGGCGTGGGGCAACAGAGCCGTTTATCACTGTGGCTGGCGCTTCTTGGTATGGTAAGTTCGTTCAACTGGTACCCAAACGCAATGGGCGAAACGGTCAACCTGGTGTGGAACCTAAGCCCAACCCCGTTAACGAACGTCACGGGACAGAGGTTATACTCCGCGACGGGCAATCCGCCGTGGCCCTGGGGAGTGGTAGTGTCAATGCCGAATACACAGACCAACGCAACGGTGCAGGTGAGCACCAATCTTGAAATGGTTTTCACACTCACGGCCTATGAAACGAAGAACGGCCAGACGGCCGAGAGTTTTCAGAGCAATGTCTACACCAACGTCCCGCCGCCAGTGCCGTCACCAAGTCCGATACTGACACTCGTTCCACCGACTATGAGCACGACCAACGTGACGGTGGGATCGTCGGTGAACATCGGCGCGGTGATCCGCAATGACGGCGCGGGCGATTTGATGTTGGTTGACGGCGCGCTCACACTGCTCCCACCTGGAGGCACGAGAGCCGACGGTCCTCATGTTGATCTAGTTCCCATCACGCCGCAGACACTCAAAGGGAACACTGCTTTAGGTATCAACGGGACTTGGGTGGCCTTGCCGACGAATGGCCAATGGTCGGCCTATATCGTCGTCAAAGATAACCAGGGCACCTGGACGGCGAGCACGTTCACCTTATTCACGGTTGGTACCAATGCGCCACCGACCGCGCCGCTGCCGCCGTCTGGGCTTCGGGCGGTTCCGGTGAGCACGTCTCGGATTGACGTGAGTTGGGATTCACAGGCATGGACGGTGTTGATCGAGAGGTCACGTGACGGTCGTTCATTCGCGCAGGTTGGAACGCGGCCAGGTGACGGCTTCCTTGCGGACACAGGTCTGAAAAGGGACACGAGTTATTTATACAGAACGCTGTCGCAGAACGCGGCTGGAACTTCAGGATACAGCGGCACCGTCAGGACAAGGACATTGAGGCGCTAGTTCTATGCCAAACCCTTCACTTCAAGATGCGATCAAAGAAGCCTATGCAAGCGCGCCGTCCACCAAGGTGGTCTACGACACTTTGGAGATTCGTCAGACAGGGGTTCAGGATCCTATTTACATCGTCAGGGCTCCCAAAGGAATCTCGGCAAAAGATGAAAACGGAGTCCTCCGCTCTTTCCAGCCAGCTGGGTTTCAATTCTCGCTTCCTCCCGAGAACGAAGAAGGATTCAGGAGCCTTACGATTTCGGTGGATAACATCAACCGCGTTGCGAGCCGGTTCGTAGAAGCAGCGATGGCTGAGGAGGTTCCCGTTGAGGTGGTGTATCGACCTTATCTGAGCGACAATCTTGAAGAGCCTCAGATGAATCCTCCTCTAGTGCTCTACTTGAAAGACATTCAAATCACCTCTTATCAGGTGACCGGCCGAGCAACTTTCATTGATCTCGTCAACCGCAAGTTTCCAACTGAGCTCTACACACGAGCGAGATTCCCAGGATTAGGATGAGTCACTGGGCCGCTAAATACATTGGAATCCCCTACTGTCTGGGAGGTCGGGAACCGGGTGGGCTGGACTGCTACGGATTGGTCAAGCTCATCTACCAAGCAGAAAGGGGGATCCACCTCCCAGACCTTCCAGGGGTAACCGAGAACACTGTGCTTGCGATCTGCCGGGAGATCGTGGCTCAGTCGCAGGGACTGTGGAGGGAGGTACTAAAGCCCGTGGACGGCTGTGTAGTAGCGATGAGCCAGCGAGAGGCTTTGCATCACGTGGGGGTTTGGGCGGCTACGGACGGGGGCAAGGTCGTTCATGCTTACCAATACGCCAACCATGTCGTCGCCGAGACTCTTTTGTTCTTGCATTGGAAGGGATTCAAGACTATAAGATTCTTTGTTTATGGCGTTCATCATTGAGACTAAGAATCCTTTTCAGCCGTTTGAGGGACTGAGGAAGCACTGCCATCCTG